AACACAAAACAGAGACACGCAACCCGACCGGCTAGCCTCGGGCAAGCTCGAGCCTATCGCATGGCATGGGTTCGACTAGTCTCTTGTAATTGCAGAGCTGGCCTTGTGTTTCGGCTGGTTGGTGACCATGACCGTGACGACGCCGGACGGGTAGGGGGCAGGGCATTCAGCTTGATGGCGCCCCCATGACCCCCCAAGGGGGGATTTTGCTGTCATCCCACTCGAATATACCACTTCATATTTTTGTGGTATTTTCTAATCCCTAGCTATCTGTAAGTATTCATCCAGTTACTGCCAGTCTTCTTATGTCCACCTACAGCACTCCTCATGAACTTCTCCAGTTCATCATCAAGCTTCTGCTGTCTCACATCAGCCATCCCACGAACCTCGTCCTGAGCCATCTGCTCTGTCCAATAGTTCACAGCAATAGCTAAGGCATCGAGCCTATCGTCATGCTTCAACGCCCCACGGTCATAGGTGACCCTAGTTAGCTGGTAGACGAGCGTCTTGGTGTACTTGTTCTCAGCGTCATATCTCTGAGCTGTCTTATAGTCATCCTCAATCACACTCGAGTCCACTATGAGCTTATGTCTTGCCATCACGGGTTCTATCGTATCGATGATCCTGCGTTCCTTCTGGGTACTGTGCTTGACCTCTTCGACCATGCAGGGATGTACCTTGTTCAGGATGGGCTTCATAAGCTGGGTGAACATACCGTCACCAAAGTTGGCCTCAGTGATAATAGCGTTGACCTTCTCCTCCTTAGCCATCTCAGCTAGCTTAGTCAGGGTCTCGTTGTCGTAACCACCTTGGAAGCCACCGCATCGTCTGACATAAAGAAAACCATTGATCATCTTTACGACAGCATAGCCTGTCTCATCCTTACCACGACCAGCAGGGTCAATAGCTAAGACTGAGCCTGTGTACTCCCCGAATTCACTTGAGGTACTCCTAGGGTGGTAGAAGCGGTCTCCAGCCATCGCTAGGTTCGGAAGGTCTTTCCATTGCTTCTCAGGGTCAGGCATCCAGTGTACGTCCATAGGAGCTTTGTCCACGGATGTGTGCATGACAATAAGGTCACGTATCTTGAGAGGGATATCTCTCCAGATCACTGAGCTGGGTATTGAGCATGAACTGTAGGGAGAAGCCAGCCTTGCCGTATTCTGCCTTACGTTCAGCCAAGTCCATGTCGGTGAATCTTAAAGGGTCTGTAGAAGCCCCTTCAGAGACCGTAGACAGCCTTTTGATGTACGGGGCTAGTCCACTACCATACTTGTCCATCTCTTCATCTGTAGGCATCAGGGCAGGCCATATACGGGAAGTGAATGTCTCAGGGAGCTTGTTGTAGATACTGTCCTCAGTCTGAGGGGTTCCCAAGTAAATCACTCGGGCTTCCTTCTTAGGCTTCAGGATAGCTGAGAACTCTTTGGTTCTCTCAAGCAGCTTCTCTCGCATATCGGCTGTAGCTGAGTTATTCAATACCTCAACGTCATCAGCAATGATGATGTCAGCTCGTGTACCTGTGATCTGCCCAGTGATACCCACAGACTTAACTGAGGGTGACTGGTCTGGTTCAGCAGGGGCAACATCGAATTCAATCTTAGACTGCCTCTGGTTGTCTTTAGGCATCAGGTGCTTCAAGACCTCCATCTGATTCACTAGGTTCAGGGTAAAGGTGGTGAAGTTGTCTGACCTGTTCTTGGAAGCTGATACAACCAGTATCTTCTTTTGAGGGTCTCTCAGTAACTCCCAGAGAACATAGGCCGACGTAATGAACGACTTACCAACCCCTCGGAAGGCCTGTACGCATATCTTAGCCTCTCCGTCCTGTAAGAACTGGGCTATGTCGTACTGGACAGGGGTAGGATCAGGAAGCTTGATCTCTTTCCATACTAGGTAGAGAAACTTCCTGAAGTCCTGTTTAATCGGCCTCAGAGGGTCACTGACAGCCTCTAGAGGGGTCTGGGGTATGGTTACACCAGAATGACCCTCTTTCTTCTGTAGGGGCTTCTGAGAGCCTTTAGCCTTCTTAGGCATTATCTTTCTTCTTAATAGCGAAGCCGCCCTTCTTAGCTCTCATCTTAGCGTAGGTCTTCGGGTCTACTGTTGACTTCTTCTTAGATCGGCTTGTTCCGGCCTTCTTACGTTTGTTCATATTTTCATATAATGACATTAACAATTCCACCTTCTCATAGATGCTCTGGCTCGTTCTGCATTCTTAGAGCGTTTCACAACGCCACCCATACGGGCGCAGAATGATTTCTTCCGTCCAGCATCAGCTTTTGTTTTAGGGTTAGGGGCAGGGGCTTTTAGGTTACTACCGTTCTCTCGGTTGTACTTGGCTCGGCCTTTAGCCGTTAAGCCAGCCCCTGCTTTTGTAGAGAGCTTCTCGCCCTTCTTAATTGACAGATTGGTTCCCATCAGAGTCCTCCTCGAAATCCGGCAGTGATGCCATCAGCTTGCCTATGTTGTTATCGACAGAGGGGACTGCCTCGATACCGTTGTCCTTGAGGAACTTGATGGCGGCACTTAGTTCTGCTGGGGAGGCTTCACCTGACTTGACACGACCTAATAGCTCTTGGGCTACAGCGTCGTGTAGGGTGGCTAGTAGGGTTTCAGTTGCTCTACTCATTCTTTAATGTATCCTTCAGATAATGATCACGAATCTGTTCGATTGTTCTCCCACATCCAATGCAGTACTTTTTGTACTTATCGAGTTTGCATACGCTCACACACGGGCTTTTCATTGTATTACACCCACTCGCCTGTACGAATCTGTTCAGTGACATCGATGGCTCTCTGGCCTACTTGGTTAGCCCAGCGGCTCTGGAGAAATTCCTCCGATGCCATATCGAAGTTTCCTTCCTTTAGCAGAGCCATTGCGTTTACGAACTTGGAGACTGTCCCTATCCCTACGTTGAAGGTGAAGTTGATAAGGGCTGCTAAACGTACCTCGTCGAGGTCTTGAGTCCACGGGAAGTGGGCTGTTAGCTGTCTCTCGGCTTCCTCTATGTCGTGGAGTAGGAGCATCTCTGCTTCTTTCTCCGAGATGCCTATGTCTTCTAAGTTCCGTCCTACGCCGATGCTGAGTTTGCCAGATGTGCATTTATAAGGTTTTAACCGAAGTCCCTCATGTAATTTGAGTTGTTGAATTAGCTGGTTCATGTTACCTCTAGTTCCATGCTCTTCCTTGTGTTAATACGAGCTTAATTTTAGCCAGCTCTATTTCTAAATGTTGAACCTTAGATACCGTTTCTTGGACAATTTTTGGTGGCTCAAAATCATCAATCCATGTGTCGTTCTCTTCAATCTCTTCTAGCATCATCGTCATCTCGCTGGTGGTGCTGTTTCTGAGGTTCTCCAAGTCACGCTGAAGGAACGAAATCTGCTGTGTGAGTTGGAAGTAGACCCAGCAAGATACGGCTGTGAAGGCGATCATGGAGATTAAATTTCTCAGAGGAATGGTTATCTCACTAGCCTCATTAAGTTTGGTTGCAGCTTGTTTCATCGCTTACCCCCGAACATCTTGGTCGCACCTTTGATGCCAAAGCTTGCAGATACGATTACGCCTAGGGTGTATTTGTACCAATCAGGAGTAAGGGCTAATGCTTGGAAGCCTCTTTCCACGTATTCCACGGTGAATGGTAAAAAACATAGAAGTAATGGAATAGAAAATAAGATAGTAAGATACTCATCTTTCCAGCTCTCTTTCGATCCCTTGACTGCCTCTACGTCCCATTCGATTTCCCCTGTAATCTGCTTTTCCATAAGGCTTGTCTCAGCCTCTATTTTGACCAGCTTCTGCTTGGCCTTAGCCTTCTTGGTGTCGATGAAGCCTGTTACAGCTTCACCAGCCACACCTAAGAGACCTTGTAGTAAAATGTTAATCATTCTAACCGTCCTGTTAACCAGCCAGCCCACATAAACAAACCGCCACCACCTATGATAAGAATGGCGATTACAGCTATGATTGCTTGCATTCGTTCTTTGTGTAGGGCTTCAAGTTCGAGCTGGGCTTTAATTCTAGCTCTCTCGTTGGCTATTTCAGCCTGTAGTCTTTCCCACTGCCCTGGCTTACCATAGAGCTGGAAGATGGAGCGGAGTTCGCTCCTCATATCATCGAGCTTCTCTTTGCGGAAATGCTTCTCGATGGCACTGTCCTCAGCAAATGAGAACTTTGACTTTTTCTTTTTAGCCGCACCAAATTGAAGCTCGGCTTCACCTTGGGCATATTTTGAAATTGACGAACTAACACTACTCAAATCTTTGCCTATTTGGATGGCCTTCATAATTGTAGCGTGACCAGCAGAAACAGCCGCAAAAGCGGATACTGGGTCAATCATAGGGATGACCTCCATTCATATAGATTTTAGGGGGATTAAATTTTACTGATTAAAGTAGCTGCGAGGCCAACGACAATAACCGTTGACCCCATAATCATTGCTTCTAAACGCCACATGCGTTTATCAAGGCTTTCTAGCTTACCATGCACCATTTCATAGCGCACCGCACATTCTTTTTCGTGTGCTTCTAACTCTAGTTCTACCTTTAGGGCGGGGCTGACTGACTGTTCTAGTTTCATCAGCCAGCGATTTCCGTTAGTGTAATTACACCCTCATATCCACCAAATGGACAAGACACCGTTGTAGCAGACATGTTTGACTTTATCTTTACAGTGTATGTTATTGCTGATGTTGTAGCTGGTGTGTCAAGTTTTGATACTGAAGTTCCAGAATTAACATGATCAAAAAATCCAGAAGCCTCTCTAGTTCCAATAGCTGTTGACGCAATTTCAGTTGAATCTCTAAAAACTGCTATAACCTGTGGATAGCTGCCATTACTAGCGCTTGTTCTGGTTTCTGTTGCAGCAGTCACCATAACAAATATTTTACTAGACGCCGATGATGGGGTAATAGACGCTGTTATATTTGTAGCTTGAAAGCTAGTAGAACTGGTTGATGTTTGAGTAGTTGTCGATCCACTAACTACTTGGAGTACAGTTCCAGTAGTGATCGCCGCTGGTAACGCAGAGACTGCCGTGAGAGACTGATTGTTTAGTTTTATAAGTGCCATTAGAACAATCTCCATCCTTGCATGTAACTTCTCATTCCGCTTGAAGATGAACTAGCTTGCACAACTACTCCGTCACTATGATTTTGATACGCTTGCATATTTATTATTTCACCAGCAGTGAAATATTTAATAATTGTAGCTTTTGGATGAGCATTTGCAGAACCAGAAGCCCCAGCACCGTGACTAAATGCTATAAAATCTGCCAGAGTACCAACAGAAGTGCCGCTAGAAATCATCATTCTAGTAGCAGTAGCTATAAAGTTAAATTCAGCAGCAGCATGTAAAAACCAATAGCCATCTAAACCATTAGGGATGGTGTAATAATTATTTGTATTATCCCATCCGTTATGAGTGTCAAAAAGTACGCCACTTAAAGACGATATATTTGTTTTGAGTGGTACTCGATAGTAGTCGCTTGCGTCTGTTGCAAAATTAGTTTCTAACGCTGCTGAAAAACCAACAGGCACAGAGTTAGTTACAATATTATTGGCATTGATACTCAACGCTGTTCCGCTAGTACTGCTTGATGAGATACCAGCTACACCACCTACACCAGACGCTAACTTATTAGCAGTGACAGCACCATTGGCAATCTTGGCCGTAGTCACAGCACCGTCAGTAACAGAACCCACACTTAACACATCACCAAGAGCTACAACAAAGTCAATGCTGTCGCTGGCTGTCAGTGCGCTGTCAAATACAAGGTTGCTACCTGATACTGTGAAGCTGTCTTGTGGTGCTTGGATCACACCGTTGAGAGAGACTAGCAGTTGGTTAGCAGTCTCTGGAAAGTATGCCGCAGAACCTAGCGTCAAAGCGTAGGTAGCCGTGGCAGAGGCAGTCAGGTTGTCCAGCTTGTGGAACCCGCCGCCTACTGGGGATTTTCCTATGTACGGCATTAAGCTAAGTCTCCCCACCAACCAATACTGTTAAAATCTCTATTGTCATCTGTAGTCGTGCTACTAACTTGTACAACTATAGGCATACTGCTTGTAGTTGCATTAGAATCAGAATTATCACGATTTATAGTTGCACAATTAGCATTACCGCCGTCTGTGGCTGCACCTGTCAAATGACAGTAATCAACCGCATCAAAGCTGCTTGTAAAGCTTACAGTTGACATACCGTTTGCGCCGTCAACCAAGGATGCGATATTCATTGTTCTGACGCTTGTTGCGGTGCCGCTTAGTTGATTGAAAAGAAGCAACGCCTTGCACAACCCTTGCACAAGATTAGTATTAACCGCCCCACCCTCAGATGGGACAGTTGTTGTTGCCGTTAGTGCTGCCTGTAAACCAGATACACCATCTGCGTCTATTTTAGATAAAGCCATTAGTGTAATCCTTCCTTATGCGTAAGGATTGTCACCAAGTGTGGCAGTATCCCAAGCAGCTTTAAGTTCTGTGATGGTAGACGCTGAAGCAATAGCTGCATTAGCTGGTGCATCACGCAGTGCGTTCTTAGCAGCAGCAATAGCTGTTGTGTCTGCGCTTGTCTCTAGTGCCTTCATCAACTCTACGTCTTTAGCTTCTAACAGAGGCTTACGAGCCTCACGAACTTTGTCCTTAAAGATGTCACGTGCAGAGTCCATATCTTCTGAGATCACTGCACCATTGAGTACCCAAGCACCACGGAAATCACGATTGGCTGGTACTGTTACGGTTGAGGCATCTGCCTGATTACCGTCTTTATCTACGATATAAGTATTGACCATTTGTTTCTCCTATGCGGCTAGGTCAGTTAAAGAGAGGTCATCGCTAATCTTCCAAGCGTTACGCCACTCTCTCGTTTGAGGTAGTTGTTCTTTCTTACAGATAACCATCTTTAGACGGTTGCCTTCGTTATATGTTTCGATCACACTTTGTGGGCAGTCCTTGAGAATTAAGTACTCAATTGCTTCTTCCTCAGTCATAGCCTCAACAGGTTCAGTGTTGTGCAGTAAGTAACCTCTGGTGTGCTTCTTGAAGTCAGGCTGTGCTTCATCCTTTGCCAGTTCGTGATACACCCACACTGGTGGCAGGATGCCGCCTTGTAACGCACACGCCATCCAGTTAGGGTCAGGAACAAGTATCTTAGCGCACTCGTCTACACTGTCCTCAAAGACTACACGATAGTCTGACTGCACACCGTCTAGGTTTTCTTTCGCCCAGCATAGGCGGTCAAACAGTTTTGTGCCTTTGAACTGTGGTGTCTGGGTCATTAGGCCAACTCCCCCGCAAACATCCAGTTATGTGAGCCATTTTCATTTGAACCACTGGAAGAAACCGAAACTAATTGAAAATTAGTTGTTGTTGTAGCGTTACTTGCAATCCGTATAAATCTAGCCGCACCACCGCCAAGCGCACTCAAAGCAGACGCATCCATTTGTTCAGCAGCGGCATTTATAAGGGCATAAGTAAACACCCCAGCACCTGATTCATCTGTTTTTGATGACACATTCAAAGAATTATTTATTGTTGCTCCAGTACTGTCTAGCGTTCCTGCCCACGCTTTTAAAGTGCCATTAACTACATATTTAGAAGCAACAGATGTTGGTATAGTTACACTGGCTCCACTTACAGTTTCAGTTGAATCTGTGCCTTGAAAGGTATCCGCAAGAATTTTTCCAGCCATTACGCTAGGTCTCCCTGACATATTATACAGTTTATAGCTACGTCTATATAAGCCCCTGTATCTTGGCGAACAGCCATAGACACTTTATCAGAGCCAACATAAGTGGCATCTAAAGACGCATTGTAACTCTGCGCCCTTGACGAAACAGTGCGAACAAAATTAGCATTTGTAAAATTATTGACTAGATTTGCGTAGTATCGGCCTTGATCAACATCAAACAGTGAAGATACATTGAGACTTTCTGCTACGCCCGCTAAAGTTGCGGGGTCTGCATCTACTGTGCCATCAAAATTTACCCAACACTTTGACAAGCCTTTCTCAAGAGACTGCGTAACGGTAGCACCAACAGTCATAGTCACTGTCTTAGCTGCGGTCTTGCCAGTGAGCGTGTCTACTTTTATCTCACTCATGCTAAATCTCCTGTTACCATCACATAAACTGCAAATAAATCAGCCTGATCACCGTGTGCGCTTGCGTGAGAACCATAACTGGTTTGGAACTGAATTTCAGATGCACTCAATGCCCTAAATGTTCCACTAGTCGATGTTCCTATATTTGCAATAACGCCGCCTCTATTATCATTTATATAATGTGCAGTATTATTAGCGGAATTATAGACACTTGCTATTGCACATTTATCTGTTGAAGAACCAAAAACAGTAGTAAACGTAGAGTGATGTCTTCCGGCTGCTTCATCTATCAAACCGCTTTGGTTTAGTGACCCTTCAGTTTGATTATTAACAGCATTATAAGTTACCCAAAACTTTATGGCTTCCTGTTTAGTCAACGTAACCGGACTGGTGCCATCGCTGGCAGTGATTGTGTCTGTACGTAATTCACTCATGCTATCACCAGATTACCGTTTACTGTCACGGTAACTCCTGTTGCTAATGTTAAAGCTCCGGCGCATAAGGCGTTTGAATTGGCTGGGATTGTGACGCTTGTGTTTAACTCACTTTGATGCACCCGAAAGATATCTGCCGTTCCACCACCACTATCACCAAGGAAGCTGCCACCACCTAATACAAGGTTGGGGTCTAGCTTGGCTGATGTAACAGAGCCATCAGGCGGTACAGATGTCTGTAAAGCTAGGGCGTTATAGACCACATAGATATCGTCAGTAGCCACAACAGAACCTGTGAGGGTAACTGTAGTAGCTGCTGCTGAGTAAGCCTCAGTAGGCTCCTGACGGACGTTATTGATGTACAGGTCAATAGCCTCTGGGCTAGATACAGGGTGAGAGAGTGTTAGTGTTGTGCCAGTAGCACCAGTCAGGTCTTGCTTTGCAGGTATACTGCTGAAGCCCTGTACTGCTTGATTACCAATGTAACCCATAGTTCTCTCCCTTATGCACTGATGTCATCAACGGCAGATACCCAGCAATCTAAGGATGCTGCTGTGTCTGATTTAACCCACAATCTATCGCCTGTTTGGACTACTATCTTTGCGCCCCCGTCAAGCAGTTGCAAAGCACCGCCAGCGGCAATAGGTGCGCCTTTGATTAGATAGTGGTTAGTTCCACCGTTAGAAATGTAAGCCTCTACAGTAATTGCGTTGGCTGTGGTATTTGTCATGTGGATACCCACGATGGTATCGTTGCTATCAAAGTCTGAGCCATCAGGGATGTCCGTTGCTGCTGTGCCTACGCCCTGTAGCTTATATCGTCTAAAATTCTGTGCCATTTGTAACTCCTAAAGGGCGATTGCCATTGCGATTGCGAAACCGTTTGTAGCAAAGTTTGTTGTGTCTGCTGCTACGTCATTCCACCCAGAAAATGATCGCACTCGCATCACATTGTCTGAGCTGTTGAAGTATAGATCACCAACATTCACAGAGCCTTGATTATCATTTATCTGGTAATCTTCAGCAGCCGTGTCTGAAGTGAACGAACCGTAGTAAACATCCACAAAATCTTGAGCAGAGTTAGCTGCTTGGTTTGCCCAGTACCTTGCCGAATATTCAGCAGTGAGACCGGAGCCAGTAACAGCCGTGTCACGGTCAAAACCTGTGCCACCACCCAGTGACCACTGTTTAGCGGAGCCAGAAGTGTTACTAGCTTGTGCGCCAACAGCGTACTCCTTCGCAGAATACTCTGTACCATCTACTTGACCAGTGGTTTCTGTTGCCCAATCTTTAGCAGCACCAGCACCCGCTGTGTCAGTAACGCCTTGTCCTCCTACAGCCCAAGCCTTAGAAGAATAACCTTCACTAGCTACAGCTTCACCATCTATTTTTATTGCCCATGCTTCAGCTTCATCAGCAAACCCACTAGCTTCACTAGCCTTAGTTGTAGCTGTTGTAGCATTAGCTGATGCGTTCTGGATGTCTGCAATGTTAGCGGCGTTGGTGTTAATAGACGCTATACTATCAGCGTTAGTATTAACACTTGCTATACTAGTAGAGACTACTCCAATGTCTGTAGCATCAGCAGCTACTGCCGTAATATCACTAGCAATACCAGCAGTAGTTGTTACCTCACTAGAAATATTAGATACATTGGTTAAGTTAGTTTTATCTGTAGGTGATAACCAAGTATTCTCAAGGTAGTCTTTAGTAGCTACATCCTGAGGATCAACAGGGTTAGCTACATTCTTAACTACACGGTTAGTACTGGATACCTGACCCTGAAACTTACCGTCGTTATCGAGAATCATAGCCCCGTTAGCAGTATCGATAGCCTCTTGTACGCCGAATAAAAGCTGAGTGTTAGAGTCATTTAACTGTTCAGCAGTTAACGCACCACCGTCTGAATATGTGACGTTGAGGCTGTCGATATCTGTGTTACGTACTATCCGTAAGCTAGCCCCGTTTGCAGGAGCTGTAGTAAAAGATACAATATTATTTGATGTAAAAGTAAAGGGAGTGGAAACTCCACCTATGAAAGCCGTTACATCGTTAGCTTCTAGGTAAGTGTACGGAATAGTAAAATCCGTGGTGCTTCCATCACCTGTGGCTTCATAAATGGAGTTTGCCATTATGTTTTTCCTTATTAATCTCGAACATTAGGGAATATGTTGTCATCTCGTAGTCCGGCTTTGGACTCAGCTTTGCGAACCTGTCGGTCAGCAATGGTGTTAATTTTACCTAGCTCATCTAATAAAAGCAGAGCTGCTAACTGACGCTGATCATTAATGACTGATCGGACAACCTGTGTGATTGCTCCGTCCTGACTCGCAGTACCGTAGAAACCATCAGAGTTAGCTAAGATGGGGTATAAGATGTTCACAAGACCACCGTTGGCATCCCTGTAAATCTCATTGTACCTGTCGAACAAAGTGCGCCCAGAGTCATCTGGGTAAGGTTCGGCAGCTAGATCAGTGTTTCCAAAGAAAGAAGGTATGCGTTTAGGTGTTTCAAATGATGAGTCAGTTGCTATAGCAATCAACTCTAGTTTCCTTAGAACAAATAATTCCTCATCACTCTTACCTTTACGACGATCCTCTTCATCTGTAATGAATACACCAGTCAAACTATTGATGGGTTTTTCCATTGGCCTAGCAATTCCTAGGGCATCATACTGATTAGATACAGAGGTTAATCCTAAATCCATACGAGCTTCAAGATGCTGTAGAAATCCCCTTGGGTCTTTCAATGTAGGCTCAGTCTCAAAGAAGGCATTCTTGGTCTTGTAGATCATGTTAGGAAATGCAAGCTGGGCTTTTTTACCCATGAACTTCATTACATCTCTATACCATGCCTCTTCTTTACCAAGGTCTGTCATAAGGTTTGTTACGTCTGCTAGTCCTGACATAAGGTTAGCGTCTTTGATTGCATTGAAAATAGACCCTGCTGCAATATACACACGATCCCGTACCAGAGCTGCTTCATCCTCGACGTACTCACCCTGTCTCCTACGATACTCAACTTCCTCATAAGCCTCAAAAGCATTAACGAGGATTTTGATTGGTGTAGAGAAGGGGTCATAGTTCTTATAGCTTAACGTAGTGCCATCATCGAACTTCATCGTGTAAGGCTGCTGTCTATCGGTATCTTCCTGCATCTTACGACGCTTGTAGTCACCTGATCCAGAGCCAGTTAAATTACCTTGAGCATACTGCATCATTACGTATCCAGCGATACCGTAGGACAGTAAAGCCTCACCCTGCGCCCGTACTTGCCGAGCAGTACCGTTAGAACCACGTAGGTCTGCAAGATACTTAGGAGCTATAAGCTGTAATCCTGGGGTCATACGAATGCCTTCCTCGAACACCCTGACAGGAGTACGGAAGAAGAGCTGTCCCATGATTTTCATCCAAGGGTTATCTCTCACAAACTGTTCGTAAGTTTTTGCTGTGCTTGACGCAAGGCCGTCCCCAGAGAACTGCCGTTTAAACAACAGGTCTTCTGTGTAGGAGCGTCCCTCACGGTTTACACCACGAGAAAACAAACTTTCGTTCTTTTTGAACTCACTAGCCACAAACTTCTTAGCTTGAACAGCGTTCATGCCTCGAGCCTTGGCTTGCTCTAAGAGTTGGCTTTTGATCTGGGTAGCGTCAAGGTTATCAAAGGCTTTCAGTATTACCTGATCGACCTCTTTTTTAACATAAGCCTCAAGCTTCGCACCTTTTAAAGGTTTCTTACGTTTACCCGATGCCAGTTCAGCTTGGTGTTTAGCTAAGGCGTTGCCTACAGCCTTTCCCTCGACAAACCCACGGTAATTCACTTGTGCAAAGAACTCGTCAGTCATGTTGAGTACGTTAGGGAAGAACCGAATAACAGACCCTGCTGGTATCCATTTCTTATAACGCTGAGGGAGAATGTTATGGTTCTCCATGAATTTACTGTAGTCACCTGTAAGCATAGACCGCTCGTATTTATAAGCGGCGATAGCAGCTCTTCCGGCTGTTCCTATGGTTTTACCCATAGCACCATAAGTGGCTCCAAGCTTACCCATACCGACTGAAGAATAATCACCTTCAACCACAAAGTTTAGGAATGGTTTATATAATGTCTTTACCAAAGATGGAACGGTGTTCACTACAATAGTAGATGTGGTAAACACTGTGCCAATAACAAACTCGTTGACACCTTCAATGGTACGACGGGATGTTGCTCTGATCTTATAACTTATGCCAGGGTTCTGCTCATCCATTTTTGCTTTGATAAGCTCATGACGCTGTTCTGATAGCTTGAAGGCTTTCTCGATGCGGTTATTTTTGATGGCTGTATCGATCTCTCCAGATATCTTACGAATCTCTGTGTCCTTATGGTAAAGAGATTTTTGTTTCTCTACCAAGGCTACAAACTCTTGATCGGCGGCTTCCTGAGTAATATTTTTATCAGCCTTGATGTCATCAGGCAGGATGTCTAGCAGCTCACCACGATATAAAAACTGCTGGCGAGACCCTAGCGACCTTGCGGCTGTAGAGCGAAAACCCTCATCAAGAACATTGGCCTGTCGTATAAGGTCTTCGATTTCTTCTCGTAGAACTGTAAGCTCGTCAAGCTCCCCCTCTGGGAGGTTCTTACCATTAAGCTGTTTGTCAACTACAGTGCCTAGCTCGTCATACAGATCAGAGATGTTACGCTGAACACCAATACTAAGGGCGTTGTACTCAGCCTGTGTAAGCTGCATTCCTAGGATTTGGGTGTTCAATGAGTCACCATCGAGTGAGCCATCAGCATTCCGTGTGACGCCCTTGAGGACATTGGTCAGCATCTGGGTGGCTTCCCCGAGTGACTTACGTTTCTGTACGCCTGTCTCAGGATCAACCCCAGCAAACCCACGCTTTGTGGTAGTTTCCACAGCTTCTCTGATTTTCATGAGAGCTGCTGTGATACCTAGCTTTGGCTCGGTGACCCCTTCGACGTTGACCCTAGTCTCTAGATTAGTGCTGGCCTTTAAGACATCAGTAGTAGGAGATTCAGTCACAGTCTTATCAGGGCTAGTTGCTTGGGCATTAGGTTTCTTTGGTTTAGCACTAGCAGCCTTTTGCACCTTATTGATCAGCGGGGTGGCAGCAAAGCCGACAGTACCAGCAGTGGCGACACCAAACAAACCAGCTTTACCAGTACGGGCATAATCCATGTCCTCACCAGTTACAGAGGTCTCTATGACCTGTCTGTTGATGTCGTCTACGGCAGAATAAATACCGCCTTCAACACCAGCGATAACAGTGTTCCGCATACCGCCTTTGAAGAGGGCTTTGAGACCCTCTTTAGTAGCTATCTTACCCCCAGCACTAGCGGCTGTACCAATACCAAAGGTGGCAAGTCCAGCATAGGTTGTAGGATCGAGTCCAACACCTTTAATGAAACGCCAAGTTCCGTCCCATGAGATATTTTTATCATCATAGGCTTCCATAAGGTAAAGGAAGGAAGATTTAGTATTGTCATCAGCTCGGGAGACAATCGCAGCGTCTACAGTCATCTTTGGGAGGTTGTAGTTGAACCAGCCCATAGTATCGAGAGCGTAGTCTGCAAGCTCCTGATCGGAGCCTTCAAACTTACGACCATTACTGTTGAAACTATAGACGTTACGGGCTGCTGCAAGAAAGTCCTGATCCAGAACAAGAGAGTCTTCAGTAGTGTCTTCTTCTCCAGCCTCGAACCGTGCAGTAAAGTTATCCTGCCCTGCCGCAATAGCACCCCCGAGGTTAGTAGGTGCGGGAGTAGTTGCGGGAGTAGTTGCTGGAGTAGTTGCTGGAGTTGGTTGAGCTGCTGTCTGAGCCGCTTGCGCTTGCTTGGCTCTCTTACGACGCTCTTCCTCTTTCCTAATTTCCTCCAGCTCTTCTTCAGATGGATTCCAAGTAGGCAGATCATTTATACCCATAATTTACCTCACTAGAATAAATCTGTTGTTCCCGATTTGTCTAATGTCCCCTCCTGACCGAGTGGTTCTTAGACGGTTTGCCTCGACCCTATCAAATACGTCATAAATGACATCAGTGTCTGGGTCTTTATATTGGTTACTGGTGTTGCGAAGCTCATCTGTAAATGTCGTGATTTTCTTTGCTGCTAGAACAGCATTTCTCTGACTCTTGACTGTAGTCACATATGTCTGTGTCTTAGCCACAACCAGCTCACGGATTTCCCTAAGCTGTCTCAAAGTCAGCTTCTCGTTTCCGTTTTCTTCACGGTAGATTGCTACCAGTTCTGAGAACTCGTTTTCGGCAATCTCTTTGCCTCGACGATAAAATGTTGTGTCCTGTCCTAAGATTCCGAGAGTAATTCCTGCGTTATTACCACTACTCCCGCCCTCTAAAACAGAGACATCTCTAATATCAGCTAAAACAGCATCAAGTTCAGTGTTGAACTTCTTATGCTCATCGCTATTACGTACATCAGTGATGTAGTAGGCCTCTTGAGCTGCCGCTAATATTGTCGGTACATCTGTTGGATGAACGCCCTCCCTAGTAGACGCCCATTCTTGAAGCTTTGTAAGGTCATTTAACTTCTCTTCGCTCAACCCTAAATCCTCAAGGTCTTCTGATGTACGAGCGTTTTTAAGCTGACTTACAAAAGTTGTGGTGTTGATCTTCGATGTGTTTGGGTCAACTGACGTATTATCCCGCAACCTCGATCTCGTACCGCTTAGGCTAGAGTCTGCCTCAATTTCTCTGATATCGTTTTCGCTCAAAGTTTCTTTATTGATCATCTTCAGACGCAGAGCTTCCTGACGAGCCTTCTTAGCGTCGTCGGCAGCTTTTAGCCGTGCTGTGACATCGTCAGCATTTAACTTGTCAATCTCACGCTGTACGTTAGCAAGGTAGGTCTGCCAAAGCTGAGGTTTACCCCTCATCGAGCCTTTGTAAACTTCAGGCATCGTAGAGAGGACTTTGATATCCCTGTTAGCCTTAGCTTGCTGATAGGCGGCGTCGGTGATGTAAGCGTTACGATCCCCGCCCTGAATAAACCCATTGCCACCAGCTAAATCCCAAGTCTGATCTCTAACCAATAGAGCTTCCCAGTCACCAGAGGCGGCTATAGCCACATCGGTGTTCTGGAAGTCATTCTTAGTGTCTTGAAGCTGGGCTGCACGTTGGCTTGATACGAACTGCTGTATTTGAGCAGAACGGTTCGCCTCGAGGTATCCCAGCATCCCTGATTGAAAGGCCATGTTAGAGCCTTTGTAGGAATCTCTAATATAGCTTTCAGCCTGAGCAAAGCCTGTGTTGAGGCCTTCTAAAGTGTTAGGGGTTCCTGTTGTTACCCCGTCATCATCGGTGTTCTGTGAGCCGATACCAGATAAAATACTCTGGAATGTCTCATCACGTTCAATTGTTTTCTTTCCACTTGCCTCAAGAATAAGCAGCTTGCGTGGCATATTCATGTCTGGGAAAAGGGTGTCTAATTCTGCAACATCAGTGGTGTTGTCATCTTGAAGTGCCTTGGTTACATAACCATTGAACTCAAGCTCAAACTGTTTGTTAGCCTCATCAATCTTTCGACGATCACGCTGTTGAGATGCGTTCAGTACAACGCCCAGACTCTTTGCTAGTAAACCCGCAGATGTACCAGCATTAGGGTCGGCTCTGTATTGTACTGCTCCTGACCCCTGTTGCCCGATTCCTCTCGCAAGAGGAGACAAAGGGGTTATATCAACCGTACTCCGTGCCATGTCTTTTGTTCCTTATTAAGCTAAAAATGAAGGGAGGAAACCATTCCCACCAGCTTCAATTTGTCGATCATTTGCACCCTGAGTTGCGCCAGCAATTCCAAGTGCTGCCCCTAGAGGGCTTGGATTAGCTTTTTGAGGGTTGTTTGCAATAATTTGCTCGAGGTTCTTTTGTAGGCCTCGACCTTGTGCGTTGTAAGCTCGATCTAGGACAGCTTCCTGATCTTTAGAGCGAACAGTGTTTCTGGCTCCCGCCTGAACAATAGCAGCAATAGCGTTGGTAACAGATTTTCCTGTTACACCCTCGGATGCGTTAGAAGTCACTGCTGTAGCTTTTGCTGCCCTGTTAGCGAGGATTACATCGAATTCTGACTGGTTTTGCGCCCGTATATTCGCTGAATAATCTTCTTGGGCTACGCCTGTCTGGTAATTGTAGTCTTCCCGTCCACTGACAATACTGGCATTAGCGGCTGCATTAGCTGCATCGGTTTCTTCCCGCTTCTGCTGATATTCCACTAGTGCCTTACCGCCTTGGAGGGCTGCTGTTGCGTCACACATTTTCAAACCTTCCAAATTCATAAAATGGCATATTGTATGCGCCCCAAGTCACCTCTCGGATGAATGAGAACCCACACCATTTGAGCCATTTATGGTGAACTGTGTTTCTTTTGTCTGTTAAGTTCCACAAAAGGTCAGCCTTAGACTCTTTGTGGAGTTTGGATACGTAGTTCCTACTTTCTCGAAGGAACTGCTTGGAATGACGTTGTAGGTCATTACTAGCCAAGAGCCATACCAATGCAGAATTCTCTTCATCTGGTACTGACCCATATAAGGCTATTGGAACCTCGCCTTCCATAATAGATATAGATATTGGTGAGCTTTCCACCGACCTTGAGAGGCCAGTAAAGGCATCAAGATCGGAGGTCGCTTTTATTTCTTGCTTGTCTGCTTCCCGAAGCCGTGAGGCTAATGACGAGATATGCCAAGCCTCAGTGATTTCGGTATGTAGCATTTTATACCCTTCTGGCAGCTTTTGCTGTCCACTGACCTGTCCATTCTGTTCCTGTAAAGGTGCAGTGGAAAGGCGTGTCGTTTAACAGCTCTATTTTTGTGTAGATGTTTTCACCCATAACAGGGAACTTGAACTCACCATCGTCAAGAGATAGCCCTCCGAGGATGTTGTTTTGAGAGCCTAGGTTTCGGCCTGAAAAAGTATACTCATAAGGAGTACGCCCTCGGTTAGTCACCCTTGCGGAGAACTGAGCGGTGTCTTCGTATTGAACGGATAAATACCTTATTGATACCCGACCATCCTGAATTGCCACTGATCCTTGGCCTTTATCTTCTTTCAAGAAGAAAGGTGAATACTCATAACGGAATGAGAAGTTCCGTCCGATAATGGCATCGTCGTAATCAGCCCCTGTGTAATCACCAATAGAGGTGAAAGAGGTGCTAGATACACGAGTGGTGTTTAACAAAAATCCTCGAGGGGCGTTTTGATCACTCTGTACAAACTGAGCCGTGGCTGGAGTCGGATACGGTAGGGTAAACGTAGTGAGACCAGTAACAGTATCAAATACTCGAGTACAATCTGAAAACTTAAAGCTGTGATCGAGGTGGATAGGAAAAGATGATGAAGACCTAACTGAGTCTTCTTCAATGTTTATTTTTTCCAAATAAAGACCGTCACCAGCGTAATCCACTAAGAGAAACATATCGTTGTCTACAAGGGTGAAATATTTTACATCACCCTCGAACAACCATTTTCCCCAAGATGATTGGATTTTACCTTGAGTGCCTTGGAAGTACTTATAGCAGTACATTTCCTTAGAGTTGTTACCTAGCAAGAATATACTCGATAAACGACTAGAGCCACCAATGTATTGAACAGGGGATTTGATGTATTCAGGGATTTGCGCTGATACTTCATCTGCGTTTTCGGTGTTGAGGTCGTTATCAACGAAGTACTCCATAAATTTGGAGTTAGTACCTGTGTCATCTGCAAAATAAACATATGCCCCGACTTGAACAGGGGTTTGGGTTCTTGAGCAGTTAAAAGCTGACGCAAAGGTCAGGGATGCTGTTTTTGGGGAGAGTAAGTCAGCCGAGTCAAGAATGTACTGCGTCCGATCTGAAAAAATCAGGAGTTTCTTGTTAAACGGGACTGCAAAGTTTAGGAGAGTTACCTGTCCTGTGACAGCAGCGATATCAATAGGATCACTGTCTACCAGTTGGGCTACAGTTGTGCGCCAAAAGTTCTCAAAGTAATCAGCTTCAGATAGAATGACGTTCTCGTCAGATAAGAAACCCATTCGACCTCTATGAATAAAGATGTCGTTAATAGGCTTTCCGATGAAGCTAGGATCACTGTTTGTGTCATCATCGCCAGCATATAGCTCTGCCCATGTATGTTCATCAAATGTGAATTCATCTGTGACTGCATTGTAGGCTAAAGTATGTGGCAGGGTTGAGGCAGTGATTGTACGTTTTTTGTTGTATCCAAATGTCTCAACCCATAGCTGTCTATCGGCTTCAAACACAACGTAGTAATCATCACCATCAAATCCAGGCTCTCCGAGGATACGGACAAGTCGTCCATCCTTATCTTGTGAAGGCAAGTCCTCAAAGCTTGTAAGCTCGGATTTAAAAGCCCTCATGGCGTTTCCACCATTACCCTCATCAATTTGGACTGTGTCAGACGCTGAGAGATATAGTGATATCGTTGAGTTGTGACGAGTTGCTGTGTACCCAGCCGCTGTCAGATCATTGGTAAGTTCTTGAGCAATTTCCTCAGTACGTTCTACAGCGTTTGAAGCTTCTGTATTAGCACCTGTGACAAAATTAGCTCTTAGTGTGCCGTTAATGTATACGGCATAATTTGAGTTAGATAATGATCCTTTAATGAAAATTGACCAGTAACGAGTAGGGTCAAGTCGTGCGGGGCTAATATTAGCTTCCGTAACGGTAGCTGCCGCTGCATTCACGGTTCTATTAAGGATGAATATCGTGTCACCGACTGTGATGGTCTTACAGTTTTCTCTAGGATTTGCGTTGAAATCTAAATAGGCTGATGAAAGGGTTCCATTTACAACCTTAGATGCGCCAGTGTCGTCATAGACTTTGATATCGTTATCTTGGAATGTGATGAAAAACTTCTTTCCATCAAATCTTTGAAAGAAGTGTCCTTTGACATTCCCTGTTACGTTGTTACCAACACGAGCAACAATCTCACTTCCTGAGCGTTTTTGTAGGCCAGATACCAACGAAGCCCAGCCGTTCTCCATCTCAGTACAAGAATTTTGTAACCGAAGAGCTGGAGGTTGCTGACTGACACCGTTGAACATATTAGGCATTGAGCCAGCAACAAGAGCCATTAGTAATTCCTCCGAACTGGTGCAGTACGAGCCACGGTGGTGTATGTTGAATAACTGTCAGTGATCATGTTGTGATCCCCTGTTTCAGCTTCTTCGTGCTGCAACAAAGCCCATGCCTGTTGCTCATCACCACGGTTGAATTTGGATAAAGACTCAGAGCCTAGAGTTCTCTCTTGGAACACCCGTGATGACCGCATGGTAATATACCGACGGGCAGCTTCAGGTATCTCATCGAAATCTAGAGCGATTGTAAGGTGTAGTCTGAGTGAGCCTGTAAATGTGTAAGTGTTGTCTTTTCGGTCATACAGTTTCATTCCTCGCTGTATGACATCTCGACTACGATCTTTCTCAACCGTATCAACACGGAGTGTGTTAGCAGGGAGAATGATTTGGTTTGAAATATTAGGTGAGATGGTATGAACCTCAGTGTTCCAGTGCCAGCCGTTAGACTGAACTTCACGAGATACTTCATCAATAATCGAGGAGGCAACCTGAGCGTCCACTTGAAGTCCTGTGAGTGAAGCAACTGGAGCTTCGCCTATGTTTGTTAGGCAGACGTTCACGGCCTCTAGTTTGGTAGTAGGGATCAGTGCCATGTTTTTTCCTCTTAGGTAAAAAGAGAGACCCCCGAAGGAGCCTCTCTAATTGTTTGCTTAGGCAGACTGAATCTGCACAGCAGCTTCGTTGCGTAGTACGCCATGACCGACGGCATATTTAGCTACCATGAGTGTGCCTTGACGACGGATGTCGTACTCAGACTCAGTAGCCAAGTCCATGAGCTTCACAGTACCAGCAGCAGACGGGTGGAATACCAGTGCTGTGGTGTTTGCAGCGTCAACAGCCTGACGGGTTGATGTACCAGCATCAACACCAGCGGTGATGTTTGTAGTCGGAAGGTTATTTGACTTCAGAACATTGATGCCAGCAACTTGCATAACTTTACCTGAAGCGGTAGAGCCGTTTGCGGTGTTGCCAAAGTCAACATTGATAACCTTGCTGCTGTTAGCCAGCAGATAATACTGCTCAGGCTTTACAACGACGTAGCGGTTATCTTCAGGGACGTTCTTCTCATCGAGAGCCTGAGCTGCATCGAAGATAGCTGCGATCATATCGTCAGCTACAGTACCAGCATTTGCTGAAGTGATAACTGTACCGATCATGTCGGCTTCACCAGTTACTGTCGGCGTTGCATCGTTAGCGGCCTGAATGATGGTTTGCAGAATATGCTTGTCCATCTGATTAGCCAGAGCAATACCCATCTCACGAGAGTATACTGAGCGAACATCATAGTGGTTCTTTGCTTCATCGATGTTAGCAATGAAGGTTGAAGCCAAGAGAAGATCGTTGATTGTGATGATCTTCTCAGCGTGGTTGATGCTGTCACCAGTGATCTCATCGCCTGGGGTATGGTAATCAGCAGATGTCCGACCCATTACAGGGAACTGAGCTGACTTACCGTTAGCGATTGTACGAATCTGATGTTTGTCCATCATGATGGTCTGCTGCTCAAATGCAGTCAGAACTTCACCAGAAAAGACTTTTAGGAAGAGGGCGTCCTTATCGGAACCCCCGTTTAGTGCGCCTAAGCGTGAAGGAGTAGCGTTAGCCATTTTTGTTGTACCTCATTGTACGAGTTAAAATAAAAGGGTTTAACCTCAGATTACTCGCCACCTTTCCTTCGAGGTTGTTCCCCGCAGGGAGCCAGAAAGTACAAATGGTCTGTGTTCTTTAGGTCTTCATGCCTCGGTTTTTATTACGAGACATTATTGAAAGATTATTAGCTGAGTTGTTAAGAGTGTTGTTATCTCGATGGTGGACATCTTTGCCATCACCTTTTCGAGCCAAACCTTTCTTAACCATTAACCGACGAGCTGCGTTTCGTCCTGCCCGTCGCTTTTTTTGCTCGGGCTTGGAATGGTAATCAGCGTATTCTGCTGCGTAATTCCTAGCCATTTAGTAATCCTTACATGATGTTTGAGCGAGACAGTTTCGATGCGACCTGATCACGGAACGCTGGGTCAGAACTGTATCTTGGGTCTGCCATATCTGCTTTCATTTGAGCCAAGCTCGAGTAAGCATCGACAGATGGGCGAGATTGACCAGCTAAATTACGTGCTGGTTCGACGCCTTGATTGGCCTCATACATTGAGCGGAGACCCTGAACGGCAAACTTGGTTTCTTCCATGTCGCCGCTATTCACTGCTCGGTTGTAGGCGTCAACCTGTCCGTCAGACAAGTTATCTGCTGCCCAATCAACCATAGAGTTATAGTTTTCTTGACCACCGACGGAGTTATAAACTTCGTTTGTGGTGCTTTGTAAAAGAGACTGTTGTCCTTCGATGAAGCTGTCCACAATTTCTCGCGGAATACCAGCTTTCTCAAGGGTTTCATAAGATTGATCCGTAAGACCCTCATTCTCCCAGTATTCTTCACTGAGTGAGTTAAAATCTAGACCAGCTTCTTGTACAGCCTCACGAGCGATCTCTTCAGAGCTTTCATCATCAGAAGAATCCGCACTTCCAGTCTCGCTTTCTCCCACATCAGTCTGTCTAGACTTCGTGAAATTAGATTGAAGTTCTTCATATGCTTTCTCTAAGTCCTCGTATGAGTCAAATTTTCCCAGTATCTTCTCATCAGAAGGTGACTGCGCCTCGTCTTGAAGCGCAGCCTGTTCTTCCAATGATGGGTTGTGATCTGGGGATTCGATATTAACCGTTTCCGTTGCCATCATTTAATCCTTGTTGGGCTATGTTCATTGCACCTGGGGTTGCTTTCTCAGCAATCCTGCCCATCGTTTCATTCATCATCATTTCTTGTTGAGCTTCGGCTGCTGCTTGCTGCTCTGCTTGAATGTCTTCTTGAGTCTTAACCAAACCATCCATATCAATACCAAGAGCTGTTCCAATACGTGTTATGTAATCAGATACGTTCATATATTGAGCTACGGCCTCAGCCCCAAGAGGTTGAAGGGCGGTGAGGAAAGCGTTGTACTTGTTCAAGTCATGACCACGGCCTAGAGCTTCCAAACCTGTTACAATAGCAGGACGGACAATTCCTTTAGGTAGAGCTGGAAGACGCTTTGCTTTTGTCATCCGATCCATTAAACGATTAACCAAAGGAAGCTGGAACTCCTGACTCAGAATAGAATACACACCACCTAGGGCGTCCTCGAGTTCCTTTGCCATGAAGCGTACTTCCTCAGCGGTCACACGTTCACCAGAGCGTTGCACTGCACTATTCATTAGAAAAGCGTAGGACAGGCGTTCTGTGATGGTACGGACGGTGTCATAGGCGACCCGCATATCAGCGTATTTCTCAGTCTGTAGAACAGAAACCTCATTGGCATTACCAGCCACGATAGCGCAATTCTCAGCTTGGGAGATGTCACGCATACGAGTTGTGCCGTTGGGGTTAACCATGAATAGTACTTTAGAAGACGCTGCTGCTGCCTCTACGACGGCCTTAGACAGGCCTTCAAGACTAATTAGGTCTCCTAGGTACTCATCGACATAAGAGCGTCCATAGCTCTCTGAATCGATCCGAGTCCAACGCAAAGCTAGCATCGGTGATTTATCGATAGGCCAGCTACCGCCTGAGTCTGGGATGATCTGTCCCTTGATTTCCTGATACATACGCCATGTTTTACCATCGAGGTACATATGAGTATAAAGGGCAACCTTTTTACCATACTCAGCTTTCATGTCAGCTTCAGGATCAGCACCAAGGGCTGCAAGTTCTTTTTCTTCGAGAACTGCTGGGGACACCTCTTCCTTGGTAATAATCTCTAGGACATTACCGTAGGGGTCTCGAGTCACAACATAACTGTCTAGGCGGAATACCCGTATCCCTCCACTTTTTGGGAGATATACTAGGACGTTACCGCCTACAATGAGATGTTTTAGGGCTTCAAAGATAGGGGATCGAAGACCAGTTGTTTCAATTTCCGTCATCACGGAACGCTCAATCTGGTTCAATCCTTCTTCTACTTTTGCCCTCGCTCCTTCTTCACCAGTCAGCTCTGTGAGCGTCTGGTCGTCTACTTGTAGTCTGAAGAAGGGTGAATTAGGGGGCAGGAGTGAGAGCAATAATTTAGATGCGAGGTTGTTTACACCCCTTGCACCTACACCTTGATATGGCGTGTTGTATTCCGTAGCCGAGCTATGACCACTCGGAGGTACGAGAGTTGGTATCGTAACCTCAGAGCAGTCTCTAGCTCGGTTTAGGAACATTTCACGCTCAACGGCAAGTTGCTCGTAGCGTCCTGCACAGGTCTTACCGTTGTGCATAATATTATACTCCTACGCCACCTGACGAGTTGCCAGAGGAACCAGAGGAACCTGTGATTGAGAGAGCTGAACTCTGGTACGGCTTTGTTCCAGATGCTTTCTTGCTCTTCATTCGTTTCTTACGATTTTCGTCTGCGCTTGTTGCCTCAGTCGGCGCACCTTGCTCCAGTACAGGAGGCGGCGGTGGCGGCGGTGGAGGAGGTGGCGGCGGCTTTGGTTTAGATGATCCAAAACACATCAATAATTCTCCAATATATTTTCATTTTGTTGTTCATAAACTGCCCTTAGATGCCGAGCTACCGAGGCAGCACCTGATTTAAACCAGACTTCCTTAGCTTCATTATCTATATTAGGACAGCGATCAGGGAACATCCTCTCCAGATAGTCGAGAAGATGTTCATCAATTACTGGTAGTTTACTAGATGCCACATGAGCCTCCTGTGCCACTAATGTCACAGATGTCGTGTGTTTCTACGTGTTCCTCAAATTCCGTGCCGAGCTTATCGACAGCTTCTTTATAAGGTACTGATACCAACGGTTGACCACCCCGACTTCCGTCTGGGTAGCACGTAAAGCCTCTGAGCCTGTGGGCATAGGATGCCAGAGTGCTAGCGAAATCATCTACTGTGTCCTCATTATTTAAAGTCACTTCCCCATGAGGGAAGGTTGATTGTTGAGCTAATAGACATATCCACGTAGTCTTGAACATCAGGCCTGAAATTTCATTCGACGCTCATAATCTTCAGCGAGGTCGAGTGCAGACTCGATCTTATCTGGGTTAGGCTGCATACATATCGATCAGCTCTTGTGCTGCTGAATCCACGACATACTGGTAGTGCCAGCGGTTGCCGCCTTTTAGATAACGACGCTTGTAAGCCACAGCAAAAATAGGCTCAAGGCCAGTACTAGTGCCAGCCAGAATGCCAATAGAACCTGTAGGGGCAATCGCCCTGTTAGCAACAGGACGGGAGACACTATGAAGATCAGCAAAACTGCGGCTAGTGGTGTCAGACTGACCTTTATAAATTGCCAGCCATTGGTGAAGCTCAGGGGGTAACCTCATAGCGAGACCCTTTCTTCACTAACCATTCATGCATCCCCATAAGGCCAAGCCCTAGGCGACGGTTCTTCTCACGAGTTTCATAAACAGCTCTATATGGGAGCTGGGCTTTCATAGTGCCGCAAATGAGGAACTTGGTTGCTAGATCAACAATATCTCTAAACTCTTCGATATCATCAACACGACCTAGGTTAATACTTCCTAGATTGCAAACGTCACTATCATCTGCGCTGGTAACCTCAGTACAAGCATTACGAAGGGTTTCATTCTCTTTATCAAAGAAATTAAAGCTAAACCCTGGCTCTGCTGACTGCATGGCTTGTTTTACATTCTGCTTGAATACGCTTCCGACATCACCTGTTTTCCAGTAATTGAGCAGCCATTCAGTGTCGTAGTTCACACTAATGTTTGTCATATCTAAGGGAGCTGGAAAGTTGAAGTCTTCTTGCTTAATATCCCACAGGGTTTTACCAGTGCTTCCAACCGGCATTGATTGCCAGTCTTTAGCTTTCAAGAAATCTTCGATATCACCATGCTTCCAATTTAATGAAGCATAGATGGCTGATCTACGACTACCGCCTTGCATGACCCTCCGACCAATCTCATTGATCATGTTCATCTTAGGGATAGCACCAGATGCTTCTCCACCAGTCCGGCTAATGGTTGATCCGGCAGGACGGTAGATGCTGTAATCAACACCAATTCCACCACCTGTCATCAGACAGCTCTCGGATTTCCAACTAAGGTTAGCCCAGTCTTCACGGCTATCTTCTTCAGCTTTTAAGAGATAGCAGTTGTTGAAGAATTTATTAGGACGACCAGCATAATAAAGGTATCGACCCCCAGGAATAAACTTGAGTTCTGTGATGTATTTCTGAAGCTGACTACGGTCTTCCTTAGTCATATGGTCACTACATACATCCTCAACGAGTGTTCTGGAAAGGTCTGCCCACGTTTCACATCCGTCGTGGGCGTATTTGAATTTGAAGATGTCCTCACTAAATTTAGAGCGGAACATCGGGTTGTTATTTGATTTAAAAGCCATGTTTATTATACCAAGTCTAATAGGTTAGGGGGGTGTGTAGTTTTTGCCTTTGAGGACTTTGCCGTCCTCTCGCTTGACTGGTTTCCCGTCTACTAGCTTGGACATATTACTTTCATGTACACGAACAAAGGCTGGTTGCATCTGTAAGCCAAAGGCATCAGCAAACCCTGAAATAACGTACTGACAATCAGCAAGCTCTTTTAGGATATGTGCAACATCTGAAGCAGGGACAGCCTTGTGATACCAAAGTAAACTACAGGCATGATCGACTGCTTCTTTCAGCTCGAGCATCTCTTCTTGAATGAGAGACATCCTAAGCTGAAGCAGTTCTACATTAAGTCGGGCGTGTCGTTCCATACCCATTGCCGTGTGGAACTCTGCGACATAGGATTCTCTTGTACGATCCTTCATCACCAATTAACCCCCTTTGTTTTTTCCATAAGCTTTATCATCTCATCTAAATACCATCTGGCTTTCATGGCATCTTCGAGTGGATTGTTCTTATTCCAAAGGCGTGATCCTAGGTACTTTAGGACTTGTGCATGAGCGACTGAAATTGACTCATACTCGCCAACCACATCCACTATGTAAGTCCATGTTTCGATTTTACCTGAAGTGTAATGGGTAGGGTGATTGACGTTGGTTAACAACTCATCTGATTGATCTCTCGGCATCAATTAGGACTCCAAAGGTTTACTTTACCATTCTCCATGTCGTACTCGCCGTGTCGCAGGATACGGGCAAGTCTAGCTTGGGAAATAGCGTCCTCTTCGGTTAGCCCTGCTTTTTCATAGGTCTTAACGACAGCACCCCAAGTGGGGTCTTCATCAAGAATAGCAGTAGCTCTCTTCTCCCCGATCCCTTTGCATCCAGCATAGTTATCGGCTTGGTCACCAGTGAGGACTTGTTTTAGGAAAAAGTAATCAGCCTGTTCAGGCGTTACTTCGACGATCTCATCATCCACTAGGTGAAGCCCAGGGATTTGCATCAGGTCTTTATCGATGCTCCAGATGATTGGCTCTTTAAAAAGAGGCTCGTATGTTCCACAGATACCAAGGACATCATCAGCCTCGAGGCGAGGGTATATTAGAGTCCGGTATCTGGTAGTGCAGTAGTCTTTGAGTAGAGACAGAAGCATAGGCTTACGTGTCTTTGCTCGGTTGGCCTTATAAGTATCGCAGAGTTCTTTACGGAAGTTCACCTTATCAGTAAAAGCTACGATGACATCAGCAGCCCTAGACTTTTCGGTCAAGGTTTGCATCATGTCATCGAATTTTGCTTTTGTGTCGGATTCAGACGCCCAGAGTATCCAAGTGTCTTCATCGTACTTAGTAGGGTGTTCCAGAGAAACTGCTGCTTGAAAGGCCACGATATCCCCGTCAACGAGGAGCGTGTTCTTAGCCATGCGTTCTCCTAATGTGTCTCAGCCCAGTTTGCGCCGATGTTATATTCACCAGTGAGTGGTACTTTGACATTGAAGTGGTCACCAGCTCGAGCAATACAATCCACGATTAGCTTGCCGCACTCCTCTGCGATATCAGGATCACAGTCGAATTGCAGCTCATCATGAATCCATGCAACTTGCTGGCATTTATCTTGCCACCCTCTAGAGCGTAGTTCTTTGTCTACCTCTACGAGCCACTGCTTACAGACCAGACTACCGTCCGATTGTAGGCTTGTGTTGAGGGAAGCGAATACAGCTCGTATATGGAGCTGTCTGCCGTCCAATCCTATTAGGTAACCGTTCTTTTCAGCTTCCTTTTTAACAGACTGAACAAGCTGTTTGAGTGCTGGGACTTTCTCGAAGAATGCTTTCTTAATTTGCTTTCCAGCAGATGCACCCTTACCGATAATGGAACCAATCTTAGCGTCGCCAGCACCGTAGAGAAATGCGTAGATAAACGTCTTCGCATCATTTCTAGTCGGCAAGCCAGCGGCAGTTTGGTTTGTCGTGTGGACATCCCCATCAACAACCTCCTTGGCGTAAGCACCTTTGTCGTACTGCCACATTTTATTGGCAAGCATACGAAGCTCGAGGCCAGAAACATCAGCACCGATCAACACACGGCCTTTCGATGCAGTCCAGCAAGAGCGACACTCTTTACCATAAGGGGCATAGACACTTGGTGTCTGAGCAGTGTTGGGAGACCTGTGCGTCGCACGGCCTGTCACTGCCCCATTAGTTATTACCTGACCATGTATACGTCCGTCCTTGACCTTCTTGAGCCAACCATTAGCCCCGTCAGATATTTGTCCGATACGTTTTTGGATCATCAGGTATTCGCTTAGTAGTTTAGCTTCAGGGTATGGCAAGCTAGACAATACTTTTTCATCTACCTTTGCCCTACCATCCTCAGTAAACTCTTTTGGCTTCCAACCGTGGATAGCCTTGAGCCTAGACTCGATGTGCATCCGAGACCCTGCGTTAAACACGACGGTCTTGGTTTTCATAAAGGATACGCCTTTGACGTAACCTCGAGCCTTGTTGTTTACCTTGGGTGTAAAGAGACCAAGCTCCTCTTCCCAAGGAGGGAATGCGTCCTGTAGTTCTGCTTCGAGTTCAGCTCTACGCTTATCTAGTGTAAGCTTTAGGCTTAATGCAGCTTCCTCGTTAAAAGGAAAACCACAACGCTCCTGTTCTGCAATCACCCACTTGACCTGATGTTCAAGTTCGGTAGCCATAGGAGAAGTGCCTTTAGACTCGATGAGCTTCCACAGCCTATCAGTGACCTCCACATCCTGTTCGCAGTAATACTGCATTTCAGATGACCACTCTGACCAACCGCCATCGTAATCACCTTTGTAACACTTTAACCTATGTCCCCACGCCTCAAGACGATGCTTACCAACACAATTGCGTGGGAAGGTTTCATCTTGTGCTACTAAACGCCAATCTCGGTCACTGAGGTCGGGGT